GTTACCAGCTCTAAAGTGGTAATAATTAGTTGTCCCCAAATTCAGATGGAGAATATCCTAACCCAATACCAGTGTTCCTGGATTCGCAGACTAGCTGCGAATCCCACCTTATCCGTAGATACTTCAGGTATTGGGACGCATAACTCCTCCTCAGAGATCGAATCCTGTTTAAGATTGATGCTCAATCTGATTAAACCTTTGAGAACTCTAAATCGTCGAAAACCTGAGAAGTTTCGAAAACTTATGTCCTTAAGGTGGTCACGGCTCTTAGATGTTGGAAAAACAATCAAAGAAATGTTTCCGCCAACCGGAATAGTCCCACAAAGTTTCTCTTTTATCCATGAAAAAGAGAAAGCCGGTAGTTACTATCCAAGCGTACAACTTGAAGAGGCACTAAAGTACACCCTCAACAGTACTGGGAGAAAACTTCCAAAGAAATTTTTAATCCAACTTACTAAGAAAAGAGAATTAAAACCTTTCTCATCAGTATCTTTTAGATTTATTATTGGTTGCTGGGAAAGTCTTAACTGTATATTAGAATTTTCCGGGATGAAGATAAAAGGACGAGATCAAGTTCAAGTCCTATCTATCCTTCTACAATCCCTTGTATATAATAATAACCAGACTATTGACCAAGTCAACACAATAAAAAATCTTAAAGCTGCTGTTCAAGTCCCAATAGAGAAATCCATTCGAAATTACAATCACTACTGTATACCATCCACACTGAAAATACTCCAAAGGACCAATGTCCTAAGGTGTGCTCAGCAAAGATGGCGTATATTACAAGTTGTGAGTAATTTCGGGAGATCTCTACCTATCCTTGAAGATGAACCAATTCAAAGGCCTAAAGTTAAACCTATTTGGGGAATCTGGTATAATATACCGGATCTCAAATGGGCACCACGTTATGCAGCTCTTAAAGGCTCAGCCGGAAAAGACCGAGCTGGCCAACTAAGAGACTTCTATGAAATGGCTTCAAAAATCAAAGATACAGCAACGATTTCAGAGAATTTTATACAGGACTCCCTCCATCGCTTAACGCGACAAAAGGAATCCCAATTCAATGAAAAAGTTGAAAGGGAACTTGAAGAATATCTCGAATACATTTTCAGGACTTGTCCTCCTTTAGAATATAATATTGCTAAAAGATCCTCACCAACTTACAACAGAAATGCTTGTATTGAGCATAACCTGAAAGAAGGAGGGGCCTACGAATACTTCCGTAGGAGACTTGTCAGAAAAGGAATAAGAGAAAGAGAAATGTCTAAAACGGATTGGTGGAATGAAGTTCATACTGCAGCATTTGAACCAGAATATCAACAAATTGAGCTCTACCCGATCGTAATCAGAGAAAGAGGTGGTAAGTTAAGATTCCTTACAAAAAGCTCCGCAGTATCGTCATCCATATTATCACGAATTAATAATCAATTAACCCAGATACTCAAGAATATCCCACTGTTCGAAGCAGGGTACAAAATGCATTCTAAGAATGAAAAAAGTAAACACCAAGGCTACGAACTCATGAAGTATAGACTTAAACACCCTGATTTTAATTCATGTTTCTTTGAATCAGATTGTTCTAACGCAACCGATGAAATAGATTCCAATTTTTCTAAGAAAATTCTTGACTTCCTCTCAAAAAAATTAGGATGGGAACCTATTGAAACCAGCTTTGCAATGAAGACAATATCCCCAAATGCAAACGATAGAATAATCGTTTTCAAAGACTATAATTTTGTCAAACGTCTAAGTATTTATCCGATGACAATACCAACCAAACCAGCAAAAATAGGACCTACTCAAGGACCTCCAAGTTCAACTATTAGAATGCAAAGCATAAACCAACCAATTGGGAGTCTACTTAAGGAAGCACAAGACGGTCCTAAAATCGCACCCATTAGAGAGCCCATAGAAATAAGCATACTAGATTCATCATCCGAAGATGATGTTGGAAATCCAATAGACCTAGTCACAGGGAATAATGGTAATTTAGACGAACAGAATAAAGCTAACCAGAACAATGAAATTGTGCTGATCGATTCAAGTGATGAAGAAGAGTTTCCCTTACCTATTACAGAGGACGTTTCAACGTTTCCAGCCCCTGAGCACGATAAAAGTCTCTCTTACATCACCGAAGACATGATACAACAGGACAAAAAGATCGAAGGAAGAGCTTTCAACTATAGCAGACTAGATAATACGTTTAACACATATTATCTTAACAATCCACTAACAGCCGAAAGACTTCGATTTAAATCTCTCCATCCAGAAGTCCAAAGTCCTCAAGAATCTAAACCAACAACAATATGTATTGATCTTCTTTCCAGCGATTCTGACATACAAATAATAGAAGAGGATAAACCCCAAACTACTACTATAACATCCGAAAAGCCCAAAATAGAACCAACACAAGTTGTACTAGATATCGACAGTTCGACAGAGTCTGACTATAATGCATCTAACGATACCATAGCTAGATTAATAAATGAGTACCCTCACTTAAACCCTGAAGAGCTGATGAAGAAGGTCATAGACGAACTAGAACCTGCCCCAAAAAATCGACAACAATCTTATAATTTCATGCAATCCCAACTTACACCCATGATGGATATAGAAGTCCAAGATCGCTATGAACTAGCTGACTTTTTGAGTTCTCCGAAGAAAACCAGTATACAACCATGTAGCAAGATAATCAAAATAGATGAAAAAGGTAGAGAGTACCTCGAAATAAGGTATCCTCAAAAGAATGGAACACAAATGGGTCTAAGACTCAGTTTTGT